GGTTTGATGGTTAAAATACATTCGTTTGCACTTTGGTCATAACCGAACGCCCTAAATTCAATTGGCGTGTGATTACGCTTCATGTTAGCCCAATCGGGGCAATAATAGTACTTTTCAATTTCACCCTTTTCGTTGCACTTGGCGGGGCGAAGGGTTTGTTGTGGAAAGTGCTTGGCTTGGACATACTTTTTGCGGTCCTTTGACTTCACCAATTGAAATGATGCTTGGCCTAACATCTTCAAATCCATTGTAACGGCACGAAGGTCATCCGCACTAAACAACTTTTTGAATTCAATGTAACCTGGCAAATCCCTTGATGCCCTTGTCACCTCCAACCCTTTACCAAAGATTTGGTCAACAGTGCCTTTGATACACGCATTGTTCGTGGGGGATGAATGGTATAGGTCAATCAGATATTGGTAGTAATTATTATCATCACCATATTGCACCCAATCTTTGTTCTTTTGCTCAATGATGGATGGTGCGGTGTATGATTGTAATTGTATAAATTCTAAACTCATAGTGTTTTCCAATTAGGTGTACCAGGGGCAGTTGTTGTGAACTGCTTCCAAGTGTTGTAAATGTTTGTTGTTCCCGTAATCCAATATCCCAAAACCTCCCAAATCAACACATTCCCATTGTACACACGAAACAATAATTCATCCGTGTTCTTTGCCACTGCGTTAATTGGCGTTAGAGCGGGTAAATTCATTGTGATGAAGGAATATGACTTCACACACGCAGTCGTGGTGGAAACCATCGTTTTTGTGGGTTTATGCCACACTTCTATCTTTGCCGTTGACACACCTTCAAAATCCACGAACGATGTGAATGTAACTGATGTGGATGTGTTATTGATGTGCATACCTATAAAACGCAATTCTAACTTTTTGTTACAAAAGAAAACCCCCACCGATTTGGTGAGGGTCATCAAACTATAAAACTGAAATCAAATTAAGCCGCTTCAACTGGGGTTACTACCAATTTAATTTCGGTGTAATTATCCGCATCTACGGGGGCGGGTGGCAATGGCTCACTTGACATGAATGTCAAAGTGTTCAAACGGGCATCACCCATTTGTGTACCCCATGCACTTGATCCACCATTGGCATCACAACCAAGGGTTTCACCCAACAACCAAAATTGGTCGTTTCTGTCCCACACGATGATTTGCCATCTACCTTCGGTCAACACTTTCAAAGTGTCCATATCGGCATCGCCCGTTACGGGTGTTTTACCGCTTGGCTTGAAAGACAAAGTGAAGGTGGTTTCGTACGCAGCCGTTCCATTGTCACGCGATGCAACTACGGTTGTTTCCAAAGTACTCAAACCTTTCAACTCCCAAAAAGGGGCTGAAATTGGGGTTGTAGTTGTACCATTGTCAATCAATGTTACTAACCCCGCGGGTACGCTTTTTGTAACTCGGTTCTTGAATTCAAAGGGTACGAAGAACGCACCTTTCAAACCACCCACGAATTGTTTACATGGTTCGTATCTTCCTAATAAAGTTCCACAACTTGGCATATTTTTCTATTTTGTTGGTTAAAAAAAAGGGGCGGGTGTTTACGCCCACCCCGTGTTTATATTGTTCCTATATTATTAGGTTACATTAATTACAACTTGTTGAGTTGGGTTGGTAGCGATGATACCACCAGTGAAACGCATGATTACACGCACATTCTGTGAACCATCGATATCACTCATGTCAATCACCTTAACCTCGTTGTAATCACTCAACAAACCAGTTCCAAAGTGCAAATCTGACTTCATACCCAATACACAGTCAAAGTCGTTAAGACCAGGACACATGGTTACGGGGATACCTTGGAAGTTCATTGGCTTTTCACCAACATAGAATTGGAAATTGTAGTTACCTGCTGACAACGCGGCTTGGTATGCCTTCATGGTAGATGGACCAACATAGTATTGGTATCCTTCTTTGCCATACAATGCTGCGGGTGAGTTATCCAATGCTTCTTGCAAACGAGCAACAACATTTGAACCAGTAGTTGCACCACTGAATGCACGAACGATTGCAGAGTTGTCAATCAAATAACCAACCATACCATCTTGACCAGGAACCAATGCGGAATCATACCACAAATTTGATTTCCAGATACCCAATTCGTTTGCTTGTGCTACTTCGGCAGCGGTTTGTGCCAACATGAATTCTTCGAAAGTTGCAGGCAATTTTTCAAATGCACTGAAACCCGCTTGTGCCGCTTCCCATGTAGTACGCAATTGGTTCTTACAAAGTTGTAAGTTCACTTGCTTTTCGATGGTAGTCAACACATATTCACCCAAAGTTACTGATGAAGAATCAGTGAAATCACAAGTTGCATCGGCAATGGTGATGGTGTCTTGGTAGTTACGGATAACTTCTTTGAAAGCCACATTGGGGTGCAATGTGATAAGTTCTTTTGCCAAGGTTTCGCCTGACAACAGAGCAGCCGCAATGTATTTGTTGCTAAATAAACCCGCGTAGGTATTTGGCGATACAGTTGGTCCACTCAAATGGGTTTTGATAAGATTATTTTTCATTTGTGTAGTTTAGTTAAAAAGTTGGTCAAATACTCGGTCTTTAATTGTCTTTTCACGCTTGCTTGAAATGTGAAAATTCATTTTGCTTGTGGTTGTTGCTTCGGGGTTGAATGGAGTGTGTGGGGCGGGTTCTGTCGCCAATCTTTCTTCCAATTCAGCGTTAACCGCACTCAATGCAGTTTTTTCCATTTCCAATGCTGACAAACGGGCTTCAAACTTGGCTTCAAGTTCTTTGATTTGTGCGCTGAAATACGATTCTTCCATTTCGGTTTTAGATTTCACGGTTTTCTTTGGTTTCATTCCCATTTCTTCCTTGATTTCCTCTTTCATGATATCGTTTTGGGCTTCAACTTCCTCAACGATTTCTTCCTCAACTTCGGCTTCTTTCTTTGCGATTTCAACGATTACACCGTTTTCATCAACCTCAACGATGTTACCATCTTCCAAAGCAAATTCACCAGCGGGTGCGGGGATTTTACCATCTTCGGTTACAATGAACACCGCTTCACCAACGGCAAAGGTGTCCGCTTCAAAAATGGCTTGGCCATCTTCGGTTTTTACTTGTTCCAACGCAACGGCAACGGGTTCATTGATACCCAATTTTACCATGATGCGGTCCAAGATTGATTCTGCGTTCATACTCATAAAACTTTATTTTTTTAGATTGTTAGATTTTTGATATTCCAATAAAAGGTCTTTGACTTCGTCAAGTAATGATGGTTGTTTACTCATCTTCATTTTGTCTGCGAAATAACCTTCAATGCTGAATCCTTTGAACTTGCCATCCTTGGCATCGTTCCACACATCATCGTTGGTAATTTTCAAACAACCCATCCATGTACCAATCGGATCGTTCATCCCGTAGATGGCCGATTTGTCCTTTTCCATGTCCTCTTTTATCCAAGTTTCAACCATGCAAACACCTTGAACCGCCAATTCGTGTTCAATAGTGGCGTTGCCTTGATTGCCCTTCATCAAAAACATCTGTGATGCCTTACGAACAGTATCCTTGGAAAAGTAAATGTAAAATTCATCCATTGCCCCATCCACAATTTGTTTGCGGTATATGGGTTTGTCTGGAATCAATATCGGACCCATTAAGATGCGTTTTTCTGCATCTACCTTGGCAAACTTTACTTCATGGGATTTTAACGCAACAAAATTGGATTCAATGGCGGGGGCTTCCACGATGCTTATCGCATCAATGCCACTTGCCATTTGTTGTTCATCCAATATAAGTTCAACGATTCTCATTAGATATTTGAGATTGCAGTATTGATTGCTTTAATTGAATTATACCAATTCTTGGTTAAACCATTTGTTGATGACTTCAAACTTTCCAATTGCTTAACAGTGCTATCAGCACCAAGGTCTTTGGCTTGTTGAATAAGTTTGGTCATTTCATCCATTGATTCCACTAACTGGGTAATCCATTTATCAAATTCCATTGCATCGGATTTCATTTTACCTTTTAATCTGACAATGTTCGATGCAGCGATATCGCGCTTATTTTTTACATCGTCAATCAACGCCAATTCAACCTTATGTTCACCTAATTCAACTTGGTTAACGGCACTTGATGCCATGAATTTTTCAAATGATGTTTTCATATTTTATGCTATATCTAATTGGTCTAATACTTTTATGTTTTTATTGGCAAGGTTGATTTTACCTTCAAAATCTTTTGTCCAACGGGTAAATGCACCAATCAATTTTTCATCACCCAATGTTTTTGCCATCTCTAAACCTTTTTTGGCTTGTGCTAAACCATTGTTGGAAACCTTGATTGAATCTTGAAGCATTTGTCTTGACTTCCCGATGTTTGAACCAATCAACGCTTTGTCATAAGCATCTATGGAAATGTTGACCAAATCATCCAACAACCCCAATTCTACTCTAATACCTTTTAATTGCATAACTATATAACGATTTATCCTGGGAATGTTGCGTTTTGTTGGATTCTGCGGTCCAATGCTTGTTGTGTACTCATGTCCGTTGCCACTGCATACGCTTTGATTGGCTTTTGGTTTTGTTGTGCCAATGACCTTGCTATCTGCGCTGATGGGTCGGCTGAACCACCCACGATTGAAACACTTGGTCCGCTTGGTGCGGATGATGATGTGTCCGTTGCACCTGGCACGGGCGTTGATGCCATTTTACGAACATTCGCAAATCCCGTTGCGATGATGGCCGCTGCGTTAATATAACCAACGGGAGTTCCCGCACCCGCTGCCAATGCTTTTGTAGCACCCGCATAAGTGTCAATGATTGCCCCCGCAACCGCCAATGTCTTTGCCGTGGCCGTTTCTTCACCAACTGCATTTCCCAACGCTGACAATGCGTTTGATGTGGCATCCATGATTGCCATTTTTGCATCAAATTCCTTTTGTGCCAAATCCTTCTTTTTGGCTTCTTCATCCTTGGCAATGTCGATTCGCTTGTTTGCCAATTGTTGTTCCAATTCGGTTGTGGATTGCCCGTTTAATTTTCGGGCTTGGATTTGGTTTTGCAATCTTTCCAATTCCAATTTGGTCAACGCATCTTGTAATTCCTTTTCGTTGGTCAAGGTTTGTGTCAACCTCAATTGTTCTTTGGCGTATTGTTCGTCAATAAACTTGGCTTCATCCTCGGCGGATTTTTCCATAAACGCCTTTAATTCTTCGTCTGCCTTTTTCTTATCATCCAACTTTTTCTTTTCGGCATCCGTTGCGATTTGCCCCAACTTGATTTGGTTGGCTTCTTCCGCTTCTTGAATCAATCTGTCTTTTTCGGCCTTGGTGTATTTGCCCCGTGCAATTTCACGCTTGGCGTTATCCAAATCAAACTCGGCTTGTTTCTTTGCCTTTTCTTCTTCGTCTTGAATGGAATCAATGATGTTTTTTCTGTCGGCTTCGCGGATTTTGTCCGATGCTTCGCGCCTTTGTGATGCGTATTCTTTTTGTTTTTCAACCAGTTCCTTTTGGCGATCCGCTTCCGCTTTTGCCATTTCCTTTTTGCGTTCTTCTTCTTCTTTGTCAAGTTTTTTGGCTTCACGATTAAACAACCTTCGTTTGGCTGCCAATTCCGTTTCCGCGTTTTGAGTTGCAACAACGGCATCACTGATTGCCTTTTTGGATTCCTCGGTTTGTCCGTTTAACTTTTGGTCTAAACGGGCTGCGGCCAATCTATCTTGTGCAAACTTCAATTCCTTCGCTGCCAAATCGGTTTCACTTTTGCGAACTTGTTCCAATGCCTTTTGTCTGTCGGCCAATGATGCGTTTGAATCCGATAACAATTCACGGGCTTGTGCCAATTCCTTGTTCCCTTTTGCACGGGCTTCATTCAATGCCAATTCCCTATCCTCTAATTCATCTTGCATATCGGCAAGTTTACGGCCTTCGGTTGCAGCCGTTCCAAACAAACCCGCCACCAATTCCAAACCATTTGCCAAGCCATCAACAAGCAATGTGGCAAACCCTGAAACGGCTTGAATGATTGGGTTCAATATAGCCCCGAAAATGGATGTAACACGGGCAAGGGCATCCATCCCTTCTTCACTCTTTGTTAGCGCAGCACGAAGCCCCGCAAAGATGCCCACAAGCGCAGCCAATATCGCACCAAGTGGGTTCGCTACCAATGCCATCATTGATTTACCTACGCCCGTAAATGCGGATGCAGTTCGCCCC